GGCGAAATAGCCAAAGCAAACCCTGGATCATTTTTCCTGCTGGACAGTTATCACAGCTGTGTTGCTGCTCTCGGGATTGACGAGGCAACCTCAGCATTCGATGGCCCTGCAAGGCAGCTAGCAGAGGCTCTAGCGCCTCACAAAGCCACGCTGGCAATGATCCACCACACCAACAAAAGCGTTAGCGGTGGAAACGCAACCAACGCCAGTAGAGGCAGCAACGCTTTGCCTGCAGCAGCCAGCCTCACAATCCTCATGAACTGGTTTAAGCAGCCTGCTGAGGGCCAGACACAGAATGATTATCGCGTGGTCTTGAAAACGCAAGGCAGAGCGAAGGGAACAACGCTGCTTATCGAATTGCAAGACGACGGTTGGATTCACCATGGTGATGGCGAAAGCGTATTGGCTGCAGAAGCGATCCAAGAGGCTTCAGACGAGCTGCAAGGGCGTCAAGCGGACATCTTTGACTACCTGTGCGACAGATGGGCAGCAGGGGAGTTCCCTGTGACATCGAAAGAGCTGCTGGATGTTGCCAAGTGCAATCTCAGCAAGATCAACAGGGCATTACGCGCCTTGGAAAAGAAAGCTCTGATTCGGCAGGAAGGGAAGCTTGAAGGATTGGTTGCGAATGGTCGGCCTGAGCTTTTATGGGTTCCCAATACCCCCTCCCTGGAAAATGGGGAAATAAGGGGAACAAGGGAAACAACCTCGCGCGCGTCATACGAAATAAGGGGTTATTCCCCTTATTCCCCTTGTTCACCCACTTCTGGGGGAGGGGTAGCTGAGGGGGTTTTACCCCCTACCCCTGGAACACCTGTGGAGCTGCATCGAAACGGTGCTTGGAGCAACGGTTGGGTTGTTGTTGACGCAAGCAACGCCAACAGCGTCAAGGCAGCGAAATTGGGCAATGCCAACATCACTGTTGGATCACTGCGATGGGATCTGGATGTGCGCCTCTGTCAGTCCAGCCCGTTTAAAGCAGCACCTGAAACATCTGATACATCAGACCTGTTTGACTTCTGATGGCTGGTATGCCATACTTAATTCATCGGGAGGCGGAGACTTCCCACACTCAACACCTCAACTATGGACGCATTCACTCAAAGCCTCAATCTCTTCGAGTCCTTTGAACGCTTTCAAGACAAGCTAGAAGCCGACAACCTGCTCAAACTTCAACAGTTAGAATCCTCTAGCCGTTACTACGTCGAAGCATCACTAAACGGCAACCTTGAATGGACTGAGTGGGCTTATAACGAACATGAGCGTGACTTGCTCATTGCAGACGCTAAAGACTGCGGCTTTGCTTACATCGTTAAGGAGGTTGACTGATGGCACATCTAAACCACGGTAACTGGTCAAAAATTGACAACGTTTTTGTAGAAAAAAATTTGCCTGTCAGCACTTCTCATATAAGCACTAGGGAAGCCAAGCGAATTTTTGCTAAAGCCACTAAACAAAAAAATAAACCTAAACCTTCATCAGCTACTGGTTTTGGTTGAAAATTACGTCGGGGAGCCTGATGCCTGACTTTTCCCCCAGCAGGCTGAAAGCTATAAAATACCGAAAGGGAAGGCAGGGCAGCTTTGAGGTGCTGATCTATCCCCCGACACTCAACTCGATCGTTTCACGATGTTCTCTCGATTTTGATCATGACCATTTCCGCAGAGCCCAAAGACGTTATCTCCTGTGAATTCGGCAGGAGGGCAGGCAGCAAAGAGCACTTAGTTGTTCTTTATGTCTTAGACACAGAAGAACGCTACGCAGGCGATACAGTTCTCTGCACTTTGGCCCCTAGCCAAAGGTGGATCCTCAACTTGTCCCCTGGTGATCTCGTAGATGTTCGCGAGAAAAGTTTTAGGCAGGGTCGCGATGAGTGGCTCGCTGATGCGATGCCAAACAACCGTCAGCCTTCTTATGACGCAGTCGTTCAGGAGACTTCAATCCAAACGACTATTGAGACAGGACTTGAAACCTCTTCTCCTGCGTTAGCTCCTGAACCACTTTCAGGACCAAGGATCGAAACATACATATCTGATCCTGAGCTTTTCTCTATCTTCAATACTCTTAGCTCTTACGACACTAAAAAAGAAGCTGGGAGACTTTTGCTTGAATACGCTCTGAAGAGTCTTCGTCCTTTTTGCAAGGCGATGGAACCTTCACAGCTTTATAACGTGTTGAAAAACTCCTGACCTCTCTGCCCTGCCACTAACCCTGGCAGGGCTTTTTACACATGACTAAACAAGACTCCCTTCGCGCGAAACAGCGCCAAAATGAACTGAACACCTTCCGTCGCTATGAACGCCAATACTGGCTTGCCTACGCCCGTAGCCAAAATCCGCACCCTCCCAGGTGGCGCAGCAGTTCAAGTCACAGTCGGCAACTTCAGAGGCATTGTCAGCTCGACGCGCTCGACTGAACACAAAATCCGTCAACTCCGCTCCTATTGGCAAAAGGCTCACCATCACTTCTACCCTTGAACTACTCTTGCGTTAATTCCCTGTAAGATCGGGGCATGGGTAAAAAATCAACCAACCTAGAAATTCAAGAGCGCGTCAACACCATTTATCAGCTCTTGATCAAGTCTTGGTCGCGTTTTGACATCCTTCAATACGCCGCGACTGAGTGGAATTTGTCCTCGCGCCAGACTGATGAATACCTTGCCCGAGCACGCAAGCTGATAGAAGAGGACTCAGCAATTGAACGTCCTCAATGGTTGGCTGCTGCAGTTAGACGCCTTGCGGAATACGAAAAACGTGCTGGTCGCGATGATCAGGTGCAGACCGCAATTAAGGCTTTGGAGACTCAGGCCAAGCTGCTTCGCTTTGACATCTGATGCCCTTGCTTGACGGCTTAGCAGTTAATGAGCCGCTTTTGGCGTTTATTGAGCCCGTAGACGACAATCGTACTGAAGACATTGTTCAGGCTCTTACTGGTGGTTTAACAGCGCCACAGCGGCAAGTTTGGGACGCAGATCATCGGTTTAAATTGCTTTGCTCAGGGCGACGTTTTGGTAAGACCTACTTGTGCATAACTCGTTTGATTTGCTGGGCTATGGAAAAGCCTGGCAGCCTTTGTTGGTACGTTACGGCTAATTATCGAATGGCAAAACAGATTGCCTGGCGTCAATTAAAAACAATGACGCCAGATGGCATGATTGCCAAAAAAAACGAAACGGACCTTTCAATCGAGTTAATCAATGGCAGTGAGATTGCGCTTCGTGGCGCAGATAACGAGGACAGCTTGCGTGGTGTAAGCCTGTCAGCCTTGGTCGTTGATGAGGCTGCTTATGTCAAGCAGACAGCGTGGGAGATGGTTTTGCGTCCTGCTTTGTCGGATCAAAATGGTCCTGCATGGTTTATCACCACGCCTGCAGGCTTGAACTGGTTTCACGATTTATGGGAGCAAGCCCAAGACCAAGTTGATTGGGACACCTTTTCGTTCACGACCATTGATGGTGGCAACGTGTCGGCAGAAGAGATTGAAGCTGCACGCAACACGCTTGACGAACGCACTTTTAGGCAGGAATACCTTGCCAGCTTTGAAACGCTGTCTGGCAGGGTCTACCCAGGATTCAGCGATGACAACATATCTGAGGACATTAAAGACACTGGCGGTTCTATTTATTGGGGAACTGACTTCAACGTTTCCATCATGGCTGGTGTGCTTGGCAGCAGGGTTGGCGACACGTTGCATATATGGGACGAGCTAGCCGTCAAGCAGTCAAATACTGATGAAGTCTGCTCAATGCTCAAACAACGCTTTCCTGATCGCAAGATCATTGCTTATCCAGACCCCACAGGCTCAGCGCGTAAAACGTCTTCTGCGGGCAGAACTGATCACGACATTATTAGGCGCTTTGGCTTTGGCTGTATCAGTCCAAAAGCGCCTTGGGCAGTTAAAGACAAAATTAACGCAACAAATATGATGATTAAAAGTGCCAAGGGAAGTATCCGTTTATTTGTCCACCCAAGATGTAAGCACACAATCAAGGCTCTCAAAAACGTAACCTTCAAAGAAGGTGCGGAGGATTACGTGATTGACAAAACAGCCAATATCGAGCACTGGACAGATGGCTTGGGGTATTTGATCTTGGCGGAATATAATCCTCTGCATGAGCGGGCAGGGCGTGGTACTGGCATTAGGCTTTACTAAACTGCAAGCACTAGGCGGGTTTTAACTGTGTATTCGGGTTTTTCTGGGCGGCAACGTATTGGCAACGTCACTCAGGTCAATGACCCCAATACGTCATGGGTCAACATGGAGCCCCATTGGGGTTTAATCGAAACCCTGCTCGGTGGGACGTACAAAATCAGAAAAGGCCATCGCAAGTTTCTTCCGCAGGAGCCAAGAGAGCTTGACGAGGCTTACGACAACAGGTTGCAACGGTCAGTGCTTGCACCGTATTACGTCAGGTTGGAACGCATGTTGGCAGGGATGCTGACGCGTAAGCCTGTGCGCCTGGACGATGTTTCAGACTTAATCCGTGAGCAGCTTTTTGACGTTGACTTGCAAGGCAACGACTTGCAGACGTGGTTATTTCAAGCCAGCAGGATTTGCATCAGGTATGGACACGTTGGTGTTCTTGTAGATGCTCCTAAAGCTGGTGACAATGGTCGTCCCTACTGGGTGTCGGTGAGCCCTAGAGATATTTTGGGCTTTAGATCAGAGTTAAAAGATGGCAAGCAACAACTAACACAACTCAGGTTGCAAGAAAAAATTGTTGTTCCTGATGGTTTGTATGGTGAAAAGCAAGTCGAGCAAGTCAGAGTTCTAACCCCTGGGGCTTTTGAGATTCACCAAAAAGATCAGCAAGGTGATTTTAAAGTTGTTGATGAAGGCCGCACAAGCCTTAGTGAGATTCCTTTTAGTGTTGCCTACTCAAACCGAATGGGAGTGCTGGAGTCGATTCCGCCTCTTGCTGACATTGCTGAGTTAAACCTGCAGCACTATCAGGTGCAGTCTGATCTGAGCAATCAACTGCATATCAGCGCAGTTCCGATGCTGGCAATCTTTGGTTTTCCGCAGTCAGCAGAAGAGATCAGTGCGGGTCCAGGCGAAGCAATGGCACTACCAGAAGGTGCGTCTGCCCAGTACATCGAACCTGCAGGCAACAGCTATGACGCGCAGTTCCGCAGGCTTGAGCAGATTGCGTCACAGATCAACGAACTAGGTCTAGCTGCTGTGCTTGGTTCCAAGCTGGTTGGTGAAACGGCAGAGGCCAAGCGCATTGACCGTAGTCAAGGTGACAGCACGATGATGGTTGTGGCGCAGCAGATGCAAGACATGATCGACAACTGCTTGCGGTTTCATGCTCAGTACATGCAGGAGGCAAACGCTGGCAGCAGTTTGGTGAACCGTGATTTCATGGGGACAAGGCTTGAGCCTTTAGAGATTCAAGCGTTGTTGCAGCTTTACACCGCTGGCACCATTACGCAGGAAACACTGTTGTTGCAGCTAGAAGCTGGCGAAGTGCTTGGCGATAATTTTGACGTTGAGAACGAGTTAGAAGCTACGCAAAATGGTGGGTTGATAGAGATGAACACGCCAGAGCCAACTCCCCAACCAGCAGAAGAAAGCACGATGCCAGAAGCGGAGGAAGTTGAGGATGCCGAATAATGAGCTGGCTAGACAGGCTGCAGAGGCC